CTTTAGTTTCGGCTTGTTGCATTGCAATTTTAGCAGCAGTTGATTTTGCTACTTCTTCTGCAAAAGCTTTCAAGTCGATGTTAGCTTCGGGGATTTTAGTGTCATTTGACATTTTAGTCTCCTGTTTTGAGGTTTTATCCTCGGCTTGTGGCGCAGAAGTATTCTGAGCCTCGTTATTATTAAAGTGCGTTTTCCATTCGTTATATTCGTCCATGCTGTCAAATGACTTTGAAACCGAGAACATTGCTCCCTGGTTACAAGGTACACTTACAACTGATACTTCGAATAGTTCGGCATCTTTTATTGTGTATCCATCCGTTTCTTTGTTATAGTCTGCATCCTTGACTCTGAAACCGACGGAAAAGGCCCCAAGAACACCATCTTTAATAAGATCTTTTATTTCGCCTGAAGATTTAGAGATTCTCGCTCCAAATTCCAGACCGTTTTCTGTAACTTCTAATGAAGTTGCTCGACCAATAGGTTTGTTATAGTCATGATTAAATAGAACGATTGGATTAGTTTTATAATTTTCTAGTCCGTTCTTTTGAATCCATGCATCATGATTAATAACATCTCCTGCTCGGTCGACTGCGTTAGTAGATGCTAATCCTTTAATATTAACACTACCGTCTTCGTCCTCTCCAAGAGTTTTAAAAGTATTTGTCCAATGAAAAATTTTCTCCATATGTACTTACCTATTCCTTAGCTTTTTTGGGAGCTGCCTTTGCTGTCTTTGGAGCGGCTTTTACTTCAGCTTTTGCTGGAGTAGGTGCTGCTTCTTGATTAGCTTTGGCCCATTGGTCTGGAAAGTTAAATTTGATCATTTGTTGTATACGAGCCCAAGAACCAAAAGGTCTTCTTGCGACCTGGTATCTCATTGGAGCGATGTCGCTCAATTCTTTGTATTCACTCGGTGATAAAACTTTTCCTTGTTCAGCAAAAAAATTTGCTAATTGTTCAAGTACTGCTTTCTTATTCGCCATTATCCTGTTCCTCTTCTTGCGGTGGTTGTCCACCTTCTGAGGGGTTCGCTGCGGAACCCGCTATGTTAGCTGGAACTCTTAGTTCGTCATGTCCGTCTAGCGGTTCACGACCTATTTGTTCTCTAGCCTCGTTTGGTGTCATAATACCTGTGTTGACTAATGTTGCATAGTATGCAGCTTGGTCTCTTAACTCTGGTTGTAAAGCAGGAATGTCTGTGACGTTCTCGCTTAGTTCAAATCCAAAGTATCTTTCAAAGGCATATGATATTTTTCTTACTATCGGAAGAATAGTCTCCAAATAGTAAAGTCTGTGGTTAGGTCTAATATTTGCATTATTCCCACCGTCTAAAAGTATAGGCGGAACGCCCATAGCTTCTAAAATTATTTTCTCATTCGCTGATATTGATGTCTGGAAATCCAGTTCTTTAAAATTGATTTTAGTTAAAGAATCAACTTCAAGTCCACCATCTAGAATAAGTGGGCGTTTACCGCCATTTTTTGGATTGTACCTAGTAGACCAGCTTTGCAGCATTCTTTCCTTAATTCTGTCGGAAAGAGTGTTAGGGCTCTTAAGTACTAATCCTGGAACTGCTCCATTCTTGAAGAAGTTGTCTTGAAACCTCCTCATATTGTCTAGTAAATACATTGTTCGATACGCTGGTTTTAACCTTGGAGTTCCACGATATATTGATTTGAATGAGTTTTCTTTAATATGTATTATTTCTTTCGTAGAATAGTCAACATGACCATCATATGTAAATTTCTCAATGTAAGTACTAGTATCAGAATGAATAGTTACGTTCTGTGCTGGAAGATGATATAAATGCCTTCCATCAAAATATATGAAGATGTTCCCATCAATCATTAAGTCAATAATAAGATTTCTCTTAAAAGTATTAACATCTTGAAAAGGATTTGGTTCTTTATTAAGTAATAAGTCAACGCGAGTTCTTCGAATATTTTCTACAACTGGTGTTATACCGTTTACTTTATTTCCAACATCATATTTGATATCTGCTGAATCGTCTACTATCATATTTACAGCACGATTAACTACTTCTAGTTCTTCGTATGCTGATCTGTAATTGTCTTTGATTTCTCGGGTGTCAATCGTCATACCCTCGTCCATACCGATAAACGACTGTGCAGGATTCAGTTTTTCCTGATCTTGAACGTCTCTACCTAATAGTCTGTCATACCATGCCATGTTTTTCTCTCTGTTTTTCCACCCATCTTTTTTGTTTAAGTGCTGTCACCAGTGTAGGTCTCTTACCATAAATACTGTGTAGCCGTTGATGGTGGGCTTTGCATAGTGTAGCAGCTTCATTGTAAATCTCGTTAGTAAATTCTTCAATAAACTCTTCACGAATTCCCATGATCTCGTCGGCTGATGTTATCGTAATTTTCTTACTCTTCAACCAAGTGTCAAGAAGCTCGGTCATTCCGTAGAAATGGTGAAAGTCTAAATACTCTGTTTCACCACAGATAAAGCACTGGGTGTCTTTCTTATATTTAGATTTCGCTTTATCTCTAACGTACTTGACTAAATCTCGTTTTAAATCCATAAATTCCTATTTATATAAAATTATACCAAAAATTCACCTTCATGTCAACACTTATTTTTAGGCAGGTCAAAATTAAAAACTCCCTGAAGATTCTTGAAATGTGTACAGCGCATATCTTAGTGCGTCTGACATATGACTTGCCATATTATGTTTTGGCTTTTCTTTCAGTAAGTTGGGGTTTGGATCCCATTGGTATTGATCTACGCATGACAATGCTTGTGAACATCTTTGATCTACTATCAATCTATCGTTATCTATGATACCGGCCGTATGCCCGATTCCGTCTAGAACAGATTTTTTAGCATTAATAGTAGAAATATCATAATTCTGAGCAAAATCAAACCTTGTTTGTTGTGCTGCTGAATCGATATAAATGTAATCAATGCTATATTTCTCTATCATTTGGCGAATTTCTATGGCATGTTGTTCTGTGGTTCTTTCTGCGTCCATGTACTCATCTATAAGATAAAATTTTTGCTGATCCCAATCATAAGCTATGACGCACAATGCTGTTGGATCTTTATACCCAACATCTAATCCCGCGAACACATCCATATTACTAGTATCTAGCTGACTTAAGTCTGCAACACACTCTTCAAAATTAAAATTCCATACTTGTCCTTCATATGTGTTGAAATCTGCCATATATTCTTGGGCAAACTCTGCTGAGGACATAGCTTTCTTTGCTTCTCTGATGTCTTCATCACTAAAGCGTGGGTTTTCGTGGTAAGTAGCTCTGATTGATGCCCAATCGTGGAACTCATCACTATAACCCCTGTGATAAAAATCTGCAAACCAGTTATTCCTACCCCTAGGAGTAGATATAAATACTGCTTTACTATTAGTTTTATCTAGTGTTGGACGAAGGGCGACGTTAAATGCGTCTTTGCCATCAGCTAGTGCTGCTTCGTCAAAAATAATTAAATCATATGATCTTCCTACAGAAGAATCAACTTGATTGACTGAACCCATGCGAATAGTAGAACCATTGGATAGTTCTATTACTTTATCTTTTGCATTATCTTTCGTGACTTCTAAATCAAAATGTTTTATTAGTCCTCTTTGTAAGTCAAATGATATTTGAGACAAAGAGTAGTTAGGTGACATTATAAGAATGTTTGAACCTGGCACGAGTGAAACAAGTTGCCCGATAACATTTGCTATATATGTTTTCCCTTGCCGTCTAGAAATAGCGGCACATACGAATCTGTATTTTGGGTTGTTGACAGCATTAATTAGAGCTGTCTGTGAACTGTTAGGAGTAATTCCCAACAAGTCAAGGTATGAATCTATAGGTAACTTAATAAACCTTTCCGATTGAGGAAAGTCCATAAATGCATCACTTACTATATCTGTTCTACTAATATCTAACATTAGTGCACAGTTCTATTTAATGCGTTACCTATTGATTTTGTTTCCAATATCCCTTGTGTGTTTAGTGTGTGTAAAAGATACAAGTATCCTATACATATTTCACTCATAACCTGATCTCCATCGGAAATCTGTTTGGACTTTTCTGCTTTTCTATTAAGCAGAGCAAGTGTAGAAGTGCTGTAAGCAGCAATATCTTCTAACCACTCTTTGTTGCCCAAGTTTAGCTCCATATTATTGGAACACCTAATACTTCAGCATGTGCTGCGAATATTTGGTGGTCTTGATCTTTTATTAGGAATGTTACTTCCCCGGGTGCGACTGTAATTGAAGCCAGTGTTACGTCTGCTGCATTTGCTACAGTTACTAACCTTGTTGATGCTCCAGAATTTACTAGTCTTACATTTGTTGCGTTCTCAAAAGTTGAAGCTCCGCCAACGTTTACGCCACAAGCAGCTTCTGCTGCCATTAATCTCATAGACATCTCTATCTCTCCTTAACGTTCTTTGAACGTTTCTTGCTTTTTTGCCTTGCTGCTAACATTGCATCTTCTATATCGACTTTACCGTCTAGGTTTCTGTCTGTACCATTGATCATGTTCCAAAGTTGTTTAGCTTTTTGTTTAAATTTGTTTACCATTTTACCTTATTTGCCCAATAAGCCGCAGACATTTTGCCACGAGCTATATTTTTGGCATGACGAGCTTTGAATGAGGCTCTTCGTGCTTTTTGTGCCGCTGTTTTTGGAGATTTTCCTGCTCCCGACACCCCTTGTTGTCCAAACCTTATAGTCTTAGTCTTTGTACCAACTTTGGCTACAACTACATGAGACTTTGTTCGGTGATTAGGCGTACGCTTTGGTTTATTGTACCCCGATACGCCTATTCTTTTTAACTTTGAGGACTTTTTAGTTTTAGCTCTTTTTACCGCCACTTTTCTTTTTCCTCTTTTTCTTAAAGCCTGCTTTCATAAATGAAAATGCTTTCTTGGTCACAGTAGATTTCTTTTTACTTCTACTAGTACCTGCTTTTTTACGTTTGTTCATATTTGCATACAAACCTTTAGGTTTAGCTTTACGCTTAGTAGCCACGCTTCATTCCTTTTTTCTTCTTGCCTGGCTTTTTCTTCTTTGGGCGACCTCTAGTCTTTCCGTATGTTCCTTTTCCTGCTGGCATTATTCAGCCTCATAACAAGTCCATGCACCATATGCTAGACCTACCCATGCTAATACTTTAGCTACTCCGCCAGTGAATAGTACTAAACCACACATAACGATAATTACTGCTCCGTCCCAAGATGTTCTCTCAGAAACTCTCTTTTTTAACCAATCCATTTACTTCTCCCATTTGCCTTTCGGGCAGGATGCCCTTTTCAGCCTTGCTTTAAGTGGCATAAAGCATTTACATGCTCTGCACACCTTAAACTTTGTATACTGATCGCAACTATTACAGACTTTAATTCTGTTTTTGTGCATCAGTCTGAGGTGCAGTGACTTCTTTATAGTAGACCACTACATCTTTCAGTTCGGTTATATACCTTTTTAATTCTTTCATGTTGACAGACATAACTTCGTAGTCAGGGACTGTCATAGCTAGGAATAGAACTTCTCCTTCCTGGCTTTTAATTCTTTCTAATTGCTGTTCCCAATTATCTGGAGTTACCACAATCCATTGTGGCACACCAAGATTTATTTCTCGGGGCATAACGGGTTGAACAAAAGTTCGCTCCATTGGTTTGGCAGTTACTTCTATCTGTTTAGTTGATAGTAGGCTGCAGCTGGAGGCCATTATCAAGACCATCAACAGTACTGCTGATTGTTTCGATTTCCTCAAATGCGTGTTTTGTTCCATTATTTATTTTCCTTTCCATTTCTACTGGGTTTTCTAATATTTTTGCTGATAGCTTGTAATTCTTTATAAAATCACTGTATCGATTTAACTCTCGTTGAGCCGCTTGACTCTTGATTGTTTGTTCTTGCAACTGGGTAGTCTGAAGCGTAAAGTCATTTTGTAAACTTTCGATCGCTGCTTCCTGTGTTGCAACTGCACCTTCCAGTGCTAAATTGTTCCCTGCTAGGATTAAGTTCTCACTATAAAAGTAGTAAGTACTAAAACCAAGTATTAGTATAATTCCTATAAATAATTGATTCATGTTCCTGTCGAGGTGCTTGTGTTTGTTGCAGTACTAGTAGATGTATTCGTGGCTGTAGCTGTAGCTGTCGCGGTCGACGTACTTAGCTCAGTCATAATACTTGCTACTGTTGCTGTCTGCGTATTAGTACCTGTATTAGTACCAGTGTTAGTACTTGTATTAGTACCTG